AAGACGCCCTTGGCAAGATCTTTGACGAAATAGTTAGAGGCGAGAGGCTCGATGGAAGGTGAAACTTGTCCGAGTATAAAAGAGGACGAAGTAGTCGGAGCGATAGCAGTACGAGTAAGATTACGCTCACCGTAACCTTTAAGCCCTTCTGGTTCTCCGTAGATTTCCGCCATTTCTCTTGATGCTGCTAATGAACGCTCGTCAATGAACTTGCTGATTTCTTCAGTAAGCTCCAGTGACTCGAACGACTCGAATGGTAGTTTTCTGGAATGAAGTAGTGAATGCCAGCCAAGTTGACCAATACCAAGCGCCCGCCAATGCACAGCGAAGTTGTGCGCTGATTCCATAAACCGTACGCCTTTGGTCTTACGGATATACTCTTCCATGACTGCATCAAGGAAGTATGTCATGGTTTCTACTGCGTCGGTGTCTTTCCATTCATCCCATGTGACGAGATTCATAGACGACAAGTTACAAACGAATGTCCAATCAATGCTTGACGGCAAGCAAATTTCTGAACAAAGATTAGATGCCCAAATCGGAATGTTTTTGTCTTTGAGCACCTTTGGCTTATTATTGTTAACAGTATCACTAAAGAACAGATAAGGATATCCTGTCTCTTTACGCTTGCGAAGAACCTTTGCCCAGGTCTCACGTTTCTCTTGGTTACCCGTGATCATATCCTCCATCCACGCATCTGGGATCGTTATCCCAATGGAGATATTTTGGATCGGAGCGCCGGGCTCTCTTATATCAAGAAACTCACTAATATCAGGGTGATCAATATTAAGATATGCGGCAAAAGCTCCTCGTCGGACCGAGCCTTGAGAAATGACATCAGTACCAGTGTCAAACAACCGCATATAATGTACAGGACCATCAGCTTTACCTCCACCACGAATAGCTGTCCCACGCGGGCGAAGATCGCCAAAGTAACCAGATGTACCAGCGCCAAGCTTGGTCTGTACCCCGACTTCACACATCTTCTGCAGGACCTCTTCAATTGAATCGTCGACCTTTACTCCATTGCAGGAGATAGGTAACCCCCGATTTGCGCCGAAGTTGGACCAGACCGGTGAGGACAGGCTATAGTAACCCGCCAACATGTACTTACTGAACTTCCGAGCAAAGCCAGGTTTGTTCAGGATCTTCTCTGCAGCTTGTCCGATCTCTTCAATACGGTCTTCTGCAGACACACCTTCTTCTAAGTAACCTCGTGACAGAAATGTACGCGAGTCTTCGTTTAGCCAATTAAATGTCATTATATACTCCTATTAAAATAAATCATCTGCTGATACGCCTTGTCCGCGCGCGTAATCAACTGGGCGTCCATGGAAAAAGTCTACCATATTCGAACCATATAAACCTTCGTCAAACCACTTAGTTAGTTTAATCTTTTCTTTATCGTAGGTAATCTCATGATCGAAACCGATTTGTTTCAGACTATCTACCATTCTTTTCTTGATGAATTCAATGAGGATATCACTTGAAAGACCGAGCTCTTCATAGTCGCCCATAATCCAACGAATGACTTCAGACTCATAGCCAATTGCGTCTTTAATCTCTTCAGCGATGCGTGCTTCCAGCTCTTCGTCGAATAGCTCTGGATACTCTTCGCGCATGGTGTTAATGAGCTTAATGCCACACTGCGCATGCAGCATTTCTTCATTGCGTGTGTACTTAACCTGTTGCGCGGTGTCTTTTAGAATAGCTTTATTCTTGTTCATATGGAGGATGATATAGAACTGCGAAAACAGGGAAACATTTTCAACGAAAAGAGTAAACAACGTGATTGCATAGATATATTGCTTCCGCTCATCTTTATACACACCTTTGCTGTATTTGCGAAGATAGTCTACACGACCAGCAATAATAGGATTTTCTAGATTGCGTTCGAAGATGTCTGTGAGGCCAAGAACATCCAATAGCTTCTCGTAAGCCATGTTATGAATAACCTCAGAATTACCCATAGCATATCCTAAATCACGAAGTGAAGGATGGGGAAGGTTGTCACCGAGATTTGCCCAGAAGGTCTTAACAGCAACCTCGATCTGACCAATAGCAGAAAGAGCGCGGACGAGTACTTCGCGTTCTTGTGGATTCATTTCTGACTTAAACTGTGAATAATCCGAAGTAAAATTAAACTCATCAGGCGTCCAGAAGCCGCTCCAAATGGCATCCATAAATTCTTTTGTCCAGGGATAAAGATCCGGCTTACGCGAGATTTGTTCTTCGAATAGCATATATTACTCCACAATGCATACAGCGCAAGCCGGTTTTCCCGAATGGTCAGGCTTTTCTGTTTTAGGTTGGTTGATTATCTTAATTGGTAGTATTATATATGAAAAGCAAACGGTTGTAAACACCATATTTGGTATATTTCGAATTTTATTTTACAATATATGCTATTTTTTTTCGTCGTCTGGGGTCACGGCTTTTTCATAATAGATTATGACTTCTTGCTGTTGCCCGATATATCTCTGGAGATCCGCGATGTTCAATGCAAGGTTTTCGTAGTCTCGCATTGATAGAGCAACATAAGCTACCTCGCCATATGTCTTTTTGAAATCTTCAAGGAATCTTTCTAGATTGTCTTCTGTAACAACCCAAATGCGAGTATCATTCAGGCTGATCGGCTTCGGTCTTGCTACCGTCGGTATTTGTATCTGCTGGATCTTCGTCACCAGCTCCACTTGTTTGTCCGGGTTTCTCGTCCCGCTGCAGCCACTGAGGGAAAGGCCGAGAACTACTATCCCCAGTGCTTTCCATAAAGTTCCGCCATAGTTTTGCTGTTGCGCCATTCATTTTTCCTTCCAATGTATACGAATCCCGTAATGCGTCTTGCACTAAGTCTAAGCGGGAAAACTTGGATCTAAGTTCATCTGTGTATTTTTCAGCAGCTTGTAGATCGCTCTGAAGTTTTAAATTCAAACTATTTGTTTTGTCAACAGATTTCTGCATAGTCTCTAGACTTTCTTTTGCAGTGTTGAATGCGATCTCAAGCTTAATGTTATTCGCTCTCAGTAAAATAATAGTTGCTTGTGTGGAGGTGTAGTAGAAGTATGCACCGGTAGAAACAGAGCCTACAATAGCAAGAATAAAAAGCGCAATGTATATTTTAAGCATACTTAATATTCCTTAATTTTTTTCTCAATAGCAGTCATGATCTTATTATGGGTTTTACTTAAATATCTATCTTTTCTAAGACGGGCTAAAGCGACTCTTGTTTGATCAGCATATCTTTTTTGAAACTCGGCCGGTCTTGTATCAATATCTTGTACGTTAGCAAGACGATCAGCTAGCTTAACAACTAATGCCCAGCTGGACATCTTAGCCATTTTACCAGCAATATACTCACCTTTACCAATAGCATCAGAAGCAGCCTTATCAGTAGTCAATGCTTGAACCATATCTGCTACCAAAGCACCAAACTGTTTAACCAAGTCATCGTAAGTAGTATCGGTATCTTCTAACGTATCATGCAAATAAGCTGCTTGAATCATAGCAGTAAGGTTATTCGATTTTTTGAATTTAGCAACAAATCTAGCAACTTCTTTAGGGTGGTCGATATATTCACCGCCGCTTTTTCTAGATTGGCCTTTGTGCGCCTTGGTTGCGACTCTTAAAGCCTTAAGTGCACTTTCGTTTAAGTCTCCAGTTTCTTCATTTATGTATGTTTTAAATCTTTGCATTGTCTTCCAGGTACTTTCTAAACCGTTTTAAAACAACGGGATGTTTATTTTTTTTACGCCGGCGATCTGTTACGTTATGAGCTTTGAATCTTGGCCCCATATCTTTGGTATCGGTTGGGATGCCAGCGGATGCGGTTGTGTTGCCGATATCTTCAACAGTATATTCCTCGACAGCCTTTGCATCCAATTGTTTTTTGTCTAGAATATTCATTTGGACTTCTTTTCTTTTTGTTGTTTATCTAGGCATTCTTTGCAAAATGCCGATCCCCATTCAACGCAATCTTCGCATTTCATCTGATTAGCTCCAGTGAGGTGACGTATACTTTTTGATTTGATCTCAAGTGGGTTGCTTCGTAGATATTTATACCAAACATCTCACCGATCGGCATAGCATCATCGTTTACCGATACTTTTTCATTAGGTAAAAAAGTAAGATCAACTGCGTGAGCTTCCTTCTCATGACGTAGCTTATACACGCCAGGACTAAGCTGACCGCTTTCTAGTACAAACCAGTTACTTTCTTCAGCCAATAGATCTGTCGGATCTACACCTGCTTCTGATAGTGACTTAAGGATTTTCTTTTCGGATACGGAGTAATTCTCTTTAATTAAAAACAAAGCTGCTGCGTAGGATGCCAAGCGTGAACTTCCGCCCGGGGCTTTTGCCATTAATCTTTTTACGTTAAACACCAACCGGTGGAAGGTTGTGTAGTACTCACTGAAATCACGACTATTAGCAGACTTATCAAAGTCTTTACGACGCTTACCGTTTTCGTCAATGATACCAGACTCGAATGCTTTAGTCTTGTTAAACGGGGTAACAAGTAGCGTAAGAAATCGGAATGTGTATAGTAAATCGCCTGCGCGTTTAATTAATCCCATTATATCCTCTTAAGTTTTTCAATTACGTCTAAGATAGGATCTATGTCACGTAATTGATCTGGTCGCACATAATTTAAATATTCAAGGAAGGGTTTAACTACTTCCCAATGTTTTTTATCTAATTTTAATCCCAGGATACGGAGTGCACCGAAGTTACCGAATACATTAAAAATTACAATCGTATGATTTAATATTAAGCGATCGGATAGTTTACCTGTCTCCAGGTATCTGTTAACCAATCGCTTAATATATTTAAATCGTTTCAAATCATTATAAAATTCTTCAGGATCTATCTTACCCTTGGGCGAGTAATAATGTTTCGCTGCAAATTTTACCAGATCTTCTTCTAGTAAATCATCATGATTCATTCTATACTATCTTTTAATAAGGTTTCTAACTTGCTTCATTAAAGTTTTCTTGCCTTTTCTGCGGTCCAGCTCAACATCAAGGTGTTCCCGCGCATATGCTTCAAGTTCTGCTTTTGACATTGCACCGAGAACCCCGTCATTACACGTGCATTTGCCGTTCTCATCACAGTCCGGGCAAGGCGCAGTTTTAGAAGTAATCAGGGGTACCGAAGCTTCGATAACAACACCATTGAACCCGTCGATATCCGCTTGGGTGTGACGCGTGGACTTTAAAAGCTCATTCGTCTTAGGGTGGTGCCAGCCCCTCAGTGAAGGGATAGCGTCTTTTTTAAATGCTGGGGGTGTAATAGCCATTACTATTCACCTGACTTTGGTGGGGTCTTGTCGCCAGCCGCATTATCATTTGAACGCATAGGTGCTTTCTTACCAGATGCACGAATAGCATCAAACGTCTTCTTATTTACCATTGGTTCATTCACTGCGTCTGGCATAGGAGTAGTGCGTGCCAGTTCTTTCTTTGCAGAAGGTGAAAGACCTTCACCACTTGGAGAACCGTTGTTTGGGCTATGAGTTGCAGTTGCTGCTTCATTAACCTCTTCGTCTTTTTTGGGTGTCTTTTTGCCGTTTTTCTTATCCATATAAGCTTGAAGTGCAGGTGGGATTTTACCTTCATTCGTGGTTTTGAATTCTTTTGCTTTGGCCATTTCACTTTTATGAGCTCTTTTAGCATTAGCCACGGTACCGCCTTGTCCGGAATGATATGAGGACTTAATAGCCTTTGCTGTCGCTGAATGGTGGTCAGCCATATGCTCACTATGTTCTTTCGAACCTTTATCATGTTTCTTTGCTTTACTTGCAAAGCCATCTGCTTTCTTACGATATTGTGCACTGTCCTTGGCATGCTTGCTAGCATTTCTTGAACTAACGCCATCACTCCATGCTTCATCAAGATCAGTTTCTCGCATAGAAGCCAACGATCTTTGTGTAGAAGTCATTGTGCGTACTGGTTTCTTACGCCCTGTCTTAGTGCGATCCATTGCTGCATTATGAGCGGCATCTTTTGCACGTTGAATTGCAACATAGTCGCCTGTTATCTTAGGTGCGCCTTTTCTACGAGGCGCTTCGTCTAGTTCAACTTCTTCTTGTGTTAGCGTTTCAGTTTCAGTATCTTTTTTCATGGACTTGGAAATAGCTTTCCGACGCTTGTGAAGATACTCATCCGATGAATCAGTATCGCCGTCGTTGTCGATATCTTTGTCTTTGCGGTTTTTGTGCTTGCCTTTAAGCTCTTTGGCATCCACTGGATCCATTTTTTCATCCATTTTAAATGGAGGCTTAGAAAGGGTTACTGCCTTTTTACCCTTCTCAGTACTGGCAGATGCTTTTGCAAGTGCTTTCTTTACTTCGGGCTTCATGTCTTCTTTGACGATTTCAGCTTCTTTTTTCTTACCGTGGGACGCTTCTTGAACTTGGTTCCAAGCCTGCGCCATCCGTTTGATATCTTCGATTTTCATTTTATTTCCTTACATTAGTATGTTGGCGGCGATGGCGCCAGCCATTGAAATTATAGCTACCCAAAATAGCTTATTAATAGTATTTACCGTTGCTGCATTCTGTGTTACCAAACGCTCAAGCTCGTCCATTTTTGAAGAAAACTTATTCATGCGGTCGTACTGCGCAGAATACTTTTGCTCCATATTAACTAGTTTCTCTTCGGCCCTTGCTATGGTAATCATTGCATCAGAGAGCTTGTCGATCTTATTTTCAATGCGGTCTAATCTTGTATCTTCAGGCATTTCTTTTACCATTTTTCTTTGTCCGACCAGTAAGCAGCAGACATTTTACCTTTAGCAATATTCTTAGCGTGCCGAGCCTTGAAAGATTTGCGACGATTTTTTTGCGTATCGGATTCATTTTTCTTAGGAGCGCCTGCTGTGGTTACTCCGGCTTGACCAAAACGAATAGTCTTGACATTATCACCGTCTTTAGCAACAACAATATGCGATTTAGTAGGATGGCTTGGAGTGCCCTTTGGTTTATTATACCCGGATACCCCAGCGGACTTTAACCGTGCATCTTTCTCTTCACAGAAGGCTTTGAACTTAAGCATCTTTATCTAGCACATTCTTATCTGTTCGGACCATACGAATACCGGCTCTGCCATCTGGTTTAACGTATTTCTCTGCCTTTTTATCTGCTGACGCTACTTCATCAAGGTCAACTGATTCTTTCGCTAAGGATGGTTTCTCGCCATTCAACCGAGCACGCATATCAGCCAGATCTTTTTTAAGCTTTGGTGCATTTTTCTTAATGACTGGATTAATGTTAGTCTGTGTAATTTTTTTAGTAAGCTGGTCAAGTGTGATCTCTGTAATATCAAGACCTTCATACATTTCTTTTGTGACCCAGTTTTCGCCTAAATTGTCATATGCATCGTACATGCATTTCTCATTGGTAGGCTTACCGAACTGATCGCCACACTCTTTGCATAGCATATTACTTTTAGATGCTTCGCTCACGGCGCCTTTGGTGTTCTCAGATTCGATATAGTCGCGCACTGAACGAATGTAGTCAGTTGCCTTAGTAACTTTGCTTTGGACCCACTCTGGAAGATTATCGTCATCGCCGACCATTTTCATAAGTTTATCACTAGCAGAACAAACTTGACGAAGCTGACTCTTCATCATCTCCCCTTCTTTGTCGTACTCGTTCGGGTCTTTATCGGCATTTTCTCTTAGATCTTTAAAGCTTTTCATTTGTTAATCTTTCCCTTTTGTTTAGCCCAAAGATCTGGGTCTCCCTTGACTCTGGTACGTCCACCGGTCATGAATGAATTAACACGTGCCATTCCCCACATCTGAGGATTTGTACCTGGCTTATGTCCGTTCTTCCAAGCTGCTACGCCGCGCTTGTAAACTTGCTTTAGTATTGAAAGAGAGTAACCAGATTTATCAGCTTTATTCTTAAGCGCTGTGTCAGCATTTTCTCTGAGATATGTTTTAAAGTTATCCATTAGGTTTTGTCTCTTTGTTTTTAGTAACAGTTACTTTAGTACGTGCGCGGTCTAGCATACGATCGTGTCTGCGCGCATCAGCCTTTTTCTCTCTATCTATGCGTGTCTTGGCCACATCCAGAGCATTGGATTCTTCACCGTACATCTGTTTAAAACGCAGTGTGTACTGGGAAGGTTTAGTGCCTTTTGCTCGGGCTTTCTTATCACCAGGTGCATCTACATATGCAGACTTATCATTGTCTGGACGTTTACCCATCTTTTTAAAGTGTGCATCACGTGCCGCCTTTGTAGACTTAGACTTAATGCCCTTCTGGAAGGTAGCAGGCTGGGAACCTTTACGATCATCAATATCACGATCTTGTGCTACTTCAATCTTCTCATTTTTAGGTACACAATTAGGAACTTCTTTCCCATTCTTTGTCTTAGTGCCGACCTGCTTGTGTGTGTCCCAGCACGGTGCGTCTTCGGGCAGATCCAAGGTCTTCGGATAACCTTTTTCACCAGGCTTTTTAGGCGGTAGACCTTTGCCTCTGCGGTTGCGAATGTTGTCCCAGATATTAGGATTAGTAGTACCTTCATCCTGCTCTTGACCGGGCGTCATCTTCTTGGCTTTCTTAGTTGATTCCGGCGTGCCCCAATCAGGTTTGTCGGCGTACATGCTACCTTCTTGAGTGTACTCAGGGTATTGCTGCTCAACCTTCTCTACGGCATCCAACCATTTACGATAGCGGTGGGAGTTAGACTCTACAATCACATAGTTTGGTCCAAGCTGTTTTACTTTGCCAATCTCGCCAGACTCTTTAATAACTACCTCGTCGCCTACCTCGAACAGCTTACCGTCAATGTAGGATTCACGAACCTCTGAAATAGGATCCAGTTGAACATGGTTATGAAACTCGATAGCTTCCTTTAATCCCATACCCTTACGGACAGCATTAAAAAGCGATTTGGAATCTGCATTAGAAAGCGGTTTGGGTAGGCCTTGAGCAAACGATGTAAAATCATTATCTGAAGCCGCGGATCGCATCTTAGAAGCGCTCATACCTTCGGCACCATCTGCATCAGGATCGCGATTGCCTGCAGAAACAACTTTTATATCTGCAAAGTTATAGAAACCATGCCGAGCTTTTACGCCGTTAAATTTGCTTAGCAGAACGTCGAACTCTCTGACACGATCTGATCCAACAACCATGACTACCTTACGAAAGCCCTCATCGTAGAGAGAAACCACTGCATCAAATAGGGTCTTGGTGTTGTTCGTCATTAAGATATTGCGCGCGTGACGGGGAAACATCTTGCGGGCGAATTTTATTTTATTTTTATAGGTCAGGGGGTTCTTTTTGGCATCTTGTGACTGCGACAAATACATTTTATAAGGATTACGACCGGCAGCAGAAGCCAGCTTATCCAATAGTTTTTCGTGACCAATCGTAGGGGGGTTCATCCTCCCAAAAGAAAAGAATACGGTCTTTTCTTCTTCTACTAAGTATTGTTTAAATGACCCAATCATTTTGCTTTTTTTCTTTCCATTTCTTTTTTGCGCACGTCTTTAATAAGTTTTTTAGACAGTGTATTTATACGCATTTGGAAAGCGGGTGATGTCAACCTTTTTTCTACCTCAGCTTTGCGCTGCGGGGTAAGCTTATCTTTGGGAACGTTTTTTGTGATTTTATTATAGAAGACTTTATATGCAGCTTTGCGCGCTCTTTTCTTTAGCACGTCATTTGATGCAAACTTACGAGCTGCTCTTGCACGACCTAAAGCAATCTTTGCTTTATTACGGCGGGCAGATCGACCCTTTGCCAGACGGGAAGCTACAGTAAGCGCTTCATCAATTGGCCCGCCTTCGCCTACACCAATAGTACGCTTGCGGCGGTAGGCTCTATAGTTAATGAGTTCGTCCTCGCCTGGACGATACTCAATAGTGTACATATCTTTAAATCTTAGCATTCGGTTTTCCCATTAGCGGCCGGTTTTATCCCAGCCTTTTAAAATCTCTGGCGAAAAGTTGTTGTGTGAAAATTCCATTCTATCAACAATCTTTACCGCATCACCACCAAGTTTATCAATCGCTACGTAACCCTCTGGGCCTGTTGTCATATAACCATTACGAGTCTTAACAAAATGTTTAGTCTTTGATAATCTATTAAGTATATTTATAAGTTTTAATTTCGCTAAAACCAACATTTTTTGCAGATCAAACATTAATTTAAGGGATTTTTTATTATCATTTGAAAAAAATTTAAGTATTTCATCACGTTTGGCGTACTGTGCAGACTTACCTTTTTCGGTTTTACGTTTGTCTGCTTCTTTCTGGAACCGAGCTTCAATCCATTTAACTAGACCATTTACGTGAGCACCGGTGTTTGTTATGATTGTTCCCGCTCTGACGAATGAGTTGTTGTACGTCTCGATGAGCCTAGGTATTTCGGCGTTGGCTTCGAGGGACCGAAGAGTCGTTCCATTAATTTGATTAAAGATTTTTCCAGCTTGGCTAAGATATCCATTTACTTCATCCGTGTCTTTTTCTGTCATAGTGAATTTAGTCATGTCACGCAGCATAGCGTCTTGAGACCAAACGTTCTTGCTTTTCTTAAGCTTAGCTACGTTTACACCATAGGATGCTTTCATTGTTTCGAATGTTGATCCGGTGTAGGTTGTGTGCCAAACAATGCCGATCTTTGAAGAAAGAACGTCACGAGCGCTAGGTGTACCGGCAGGGACAGCATATACAATTGTATTGGGGTGAAAGGTAACATATTTTTCCCCTTTTATGGTGTCTGTGGACACATCTCCGGGGCCGAAGAGAAAGTCGCCCTGTACCACGCCCTTGATCCCCAGCTCAGGCAAGTACTTAAGTGCTAGCTTGAGCTTATCTGCAAGGTCACCAGAA